AGATGGTTACACTTGGTAACACTTGATTTTGATTTAAGTGTAACCGCTGAAACCCTTGATTTTACTGGGTTTTTGAAGGGTGGTAACACTTACTACACTTAAAATTAAATTCTTTTATTATTTTGATTATAGAGAAAAAGCCCCTATAAAAAAGAATATATAAATAGAGTTATGATTTAAGTGTAGTAAGTGTTACCTGTTACCCGAAACCCTTGATTTTACAGGCTTTTCACGGTTACACTTGCGTTCATTCAAGTGTAGCAGAAGTGTAGTATAAGTGTTACCGGCAGAAAGAAGGTGAAGAATTGACCGCAAAAGATTATCTTCAGCAGGTGAAGGACTTTGATGCTGATATCAATAATATGCTTGCTGACAAAGCACAGTTGACAGAGATGATGTACTGCATCGGCAGTCCTTCAGTTGAAGGTGACAGGGTACAGACAAGCGTAAACGGTGAAGCACGGTTTGAAACATTGTTTTCAAAAATTGATGAAAAAGAACGTGAAATCACCCGAAAAATAGATGAACTGATTGATTTCAAGCTGAAAGTCAGCGAACAAATCAGCGGACTGAAGGACAGCAGGTTCAGACTGATCCTGCATAAAAGGTATCTTCAGTTTATGTCATGGGAAAAAATTGCCGTTGAAATGAACTATAACCGGCAGTATGTCATTGAATTACACGGTTATGCGTTGCAGGCGTTTGAAAAAAAATACCATCACGTTCTGAACAAAACCTGACTTTTTCTGAACTATACCTGAACCGCTGAACATGGTATGATGTAAGCTGCAAAAATTGACGTGAAGCACCCGTTTATTTGTCAGAACGGGTGCTTTTTTCCGTCCGGGGAACAACAGTGTGTGCTCATATCCGGTTTATTTGGGGAGATAGGCCGGTGACCTCCTTCACACTGCCCCGGACACCTTTGTTTTTTCAGAAAGAAGGTGTTGCAGGATGACCAAAAAGCAAAAGCGGTTTGTTGAAGAATACCTGATTGATCTGAACGCAACACAGGCAGCAATCAGGGCAGGTTATTCACCGAACACTGCAAAGTCTATTGCAAGTGAACTGTTGGACAGACCTGACGTGTCTGATGCTGTCAACAAGGCTATTGCGGACAGATCAAAAAGAACAGGCATCAATCAGGACAGGGTTGTTCAGGAACTGGCAAAGATCGCATTCGTAAACATCCGGGACGTGGTTGACACAGAAGATGCAACGGTGCTTGACACAGCAACTGATGAAGACACTGCCTGCATAGAAAGTGTTCGTGTCAAAGTATTTCCCACCAAAGACGGTGGAGGTATCGAAAGAGAAATAAAACTGTCATCCAAGATGAAAGCCCTTGAACTGCTTGGTAAGCACCTTGGAATGTTCAGCGATAAACTGAAAGTTGATGCTGACATGGATATCAACATAGGCGTTGATTACGGGGAAGAACCTGAAGGTGGTGCAGATGAATGAAGCAGTTCACAGCACCTGCCAACCGGAACTTTGCAGCCGTGGACAGATCACGGAAACGCTACATTGTTATGAAAGGTTCTGCCGGTTCAGGGAAATCAGTTGACACGGCACAGAATTACATATTGCGGTTGATGAAGGACAAAGGCAGAAACCTGTTATGTGTCAGAAAGTCCGATATCACCAACCGTGACAGCACCTATGCAGAACTGACCGGTGCGATATACCGCATATTCGGACAGGATGCAGAAAGATATTGGACAATCAAACAGTCACCCCTGATGCTGACTTGCTGCAATGGCAATCAGATCATATTCAGGGGTGTCAATGATGAAAAGCAGCGTGAAAAGTTGAAGTCAATCACATTTCAGAAGGGCAAGCTGACTGACGTGTGGATTGAAGAAGCAACAGAAATCACACAGTCTGACTTTGAAATCATTGATGACCGTTTGCGTGGTGAACTTCCTGACGGGCAGTTCTATCAGATCAGGATGACGTTCAACCCGGTCAATAAAAATCACTGGATAAAGAAGGTCTTTTTTGACCGGCCTGATAAGAACGTCCTGACCCATCACAGCACGTACCTTCAGAACAGGTTCATAGATGCAGCATACAAAGAACGTATGATGCGCAGAAAAGAAGTTGATCCTGAAGGGTATCAGATATACGGCCTTGGTGAATGGGGTGAAATCGGCGGTCTGATCCTGCACAACTGGCAGATTGAAGATATCAGCACCAACATAAATGATTATGATGATGTTGCTATCGGTCAGGACTTTGGTTTCAATCATGCAAACGCTGTTCTGCTGCTTGGTACACGGGATGATGACATATACATTCTTGATGAAGTGTATGTGCATGAACGGGAAACGTCAGAAATCATCCCATTGGTTCAGAACAAGGGATTTCCCACCAACCGCACCATGTGGTGTGATAGTGCTGAACCGGACAGAATAAAGATGTGGCAGTCTGCCGGGTATCGTGCACAGGCTGTCACAAAGGAACAATCAGAAAAGAAATATCAAACCGCACAGATTGATTGGCTGAAGGGCGTTGTTTCTGACAGCAAGGTCATCAAAAGGCGTATTTTTGTACATCCACAATGTGTGAATACCATCAAGGAACTTCAACAGTGGAAATGGAAAAAGGATGAACGCACCGGGGAATACCTTGATGAACCTGTGCCGGTCATGGATGATGCAATGGCAGCATTGCGATATGGTGTTGAAGGATGGCGTAAGAAAGTGGGGTGGTTATATTGAATGACATGACTTTTGTTCTGAATGATCTGAATTGGACGGTTCACATGACTGACCAAAATCATGCAGCACTGTGTTCTGAAGATCGTGATGAAGTGATCTTTGGAAGAACAGATTTCAGAACCTTGGAAGTGTACCTTGACAGTTCATTGGATTATGTACAGTTCAGACGAACCGTTGAACATGAACTGACACACGTTTTTGCATATTCCTATGCGGTCAGGTTAGAACTGGCAGATGAAGAACAGATTGCAGATTTCAACGGGACATATGTTGACGGTATGTACCACCTGGCTGAACGGATTTGCAGATTATACACAGAAAGGGGTGCTGTGAATGCTGACCCTTGAAGAACTGAAGACCTTCATTGATGAAGATGCAGCAAGCACAAAGAAACGGTTTGCCCGTGAAGGTGAACGCTATTATGACGGTGACCATGATATCAAGGGATACCGTCTTTTTTATTACAACACTGACGGTGATCTTGTTGAAGACAAGACCCGTTCAAACCTGAAGATACCGCACCCGTTTTTCAAGGAACTGGTTGACCAAGGTACACAGTACATCTTGTCAAGCGGTGAACCGTTCGTGCTGTCAGATGATCCTGACTTGCAGAAGGAACTTGATGACCGGTTCAACTACAATGATGACTTCATTGCTGAACTGACTGAACTGATTACTGACACACAGAACCGTGGGTTTGCATATATGTATGCCCTGAAGGGTGCTGATGATCGGTTGAAGTTCATCAGGGCTGACAGTATCGGTGTCATTGAAGTTGAAGGACGGTTTGCGGATGATCAGAAAGACCATGTGATTTACTGGTACATTGACCGGGTTGACAAGGAAGGTCACAGGATTAAGAAGATTCAGGATTGGGATGACCAACAGACCTACTACTATGAACAGAATGAAGACGGTGAAATCATGGTTGACACTTCACAGCAGATCAACCCCCGTCCACACATTCTGTATCAGGAAGAAGGGGATGACCGGACGTTTTATGATGGCCTTGGTTTCATTCCGTTCTTCAGACTGGACAACAACAAGAAGCAGTTCAGCAACCTGAAACCCATCAAGCCCCTGATTGATGACTATGACCTGATGGCAAGCAGCTTGTCAAACAACCTGCAAGACTTTGACCATCCTATTTATGTGGTCAAGGGTTTTCAGGGGCATAACCTTGATGAACTTCAGCAGAACCTGAAGACCAAGAAGATTGTTGGTGTATCACCTGATGGTGGTATTGAGACATTCACGGTTGATGTTCCGGTTGAAGGTCGCAAGGCAAAGTTGGAACTGGATGAAAAGAACATTTACCGGTTTGGTATGGGGCTGAACCTGTCAGCACTGAAGGACACCGCTGCCACAACCAACATTGCAATCAAGGCAGCATATTCCCTGTTGGATTTGCGCTGTAAGCGGTTGGAAGTAAACATCAAACGGTTTTTGCGGAAAATCTGTGAAGTGGTGGTTGATGAAATCAATCAGTCCAACGGTACAGATTATCAGGCAGACACTGTTTATTTTGAATTCACCCATGAAGTCATGAGCAATGAACAGGAAAACGCACAGATTGACCTGACTGAAGCACAGACCAAGCAGACGGTTGTGAACACGCTGCTGTCACTGGCAAATACCATTGATGATGAAACCATCATCAGGAAAATCTGTGAATGCCTTGACATTGACTATGATGAAATCAGTGACAAGCTGCCGGTTGATGAAGCTGCTGAAGTGGATGACGCTGCAAAGAACGCTGCCGGTATTGTCCCTGAAGAAGACCCGGTTGATGATCCTGAAGGGGGGTGCAGGCGGTGAAGTATGACAACGTAAATCACCCGGCACACTATTGTAGGCCGGGAAAGAAAGAATGCATTGATGAAATGATTGACCGTTTTGGTGTTGAAAAGGTGAAAGCGTTCTGCCTGCTGAACGTGTTCAAGTACCGGTTCAGGGCTGATATGAAAAACGGTCAGGAAGACTTGGACAAGGCAAATTGGTATCAGCGCAAGTTCTTAGAATTGGGTGGTACTGATGCAGAACTTGTCAAGGGTACACTGGTCATCTGATGAACAAGGCACAGAAAGAAGTGCTGCAAGCAGGCATCAGGGATGAACAGCACACAATCAAGCTGTTGCAGGCCGTATATAAGCAGGCATCAAAGGATTGTGCTGACAGAATTACAGCCCTGTCAGGCCGTACTGATCTTGAAAACCTGCAAACAATCATCTGGCAGAAACAATATCAGCAGGCGTTGAAGAAACAGCTTGATGGTATCATTGATCAGATGGGGTCTGAACAGTTCACCACCGTTGCTGACTATCTTCAGAAATGCTACACAAACGGGTACACCGGTGTGATGTATGACCTGAACAAACAGGGAATACCCTGCACAGTACCCATCAATCAGAAACAGGTTGTCAAGGCACTGGATATTGACAGCAAGATTTCAAAAGGACTGTACACCCGTATGGGTGAAGACGTTGATCACCTGAAGAAATCAATCAGGGCTGAAGTATCACGGGGTGTTGCGAACGGCAGCAGTTGGGGTGAAATAGCACAGCACATTGCCAACGGCATGAACAGCCCGTTTGACAGGGCAATCAACAACACAATCAGGATTGCACGAACTGAAGGTCACAGGGTTCAGCAGCAGTCCACACTTGACGCACAGAAAGCAGCACAAGAAACCGGTGCAAAGATCAAAAAGCAATGGTGCAGCACCTTGGATGATCGGACACGGGACACACACCGACAGCTTGACGGTGTAATTGTGGACGTTGATGAAGAATTCACGCTGCCGGGGGGACTTCACGCACAGTACCCCGGTGGGTTTGGTGATCCTGCTGAAGACTGCAACTGCCGGTGCTGCCTGCTGCAACGTGCCGTTTGGGGGTTGGATGAAGATGAACTTGACACGTTGAAAGACCGTGCTGATTTCTTTGGACTTGATAAATCAGATCAGTTTGAAGATTTCAGGGAAAAGTATTTGAACCTTCCTGAAGATGCTGACACTGTTGACGTTCCTGATTTTCTTCAGCATACATCAAAACTGAAGGGTTCAATGAAAGATGAAGATTATCAGGAATACACTGAACTGCTTCAAAATCATTCAAACCCGGATGTTAAACGGATGTATGACCATGCGGATGAAGTCAAGGCAGTGCGGTACAAGTCAGGTGGTGGAAGATACAGCCCGTCACTGAATGACATTGAATATTCATATCCGTCACAGCAAAACATTGACGGTGGTATGAGTAAATACAGCACGGTGGCACATGAATATGGTCATTTCTTTGATGCAAAGTGTGATTATGGTGACACTGTGCACTTCAAAGAGATAGACGCAA